TATGATGCCGCTACGTCGTCGATTGTTAAAGCACCAGTTCCTTGGAACGTGATACTTGCTGTAATTACATCGTCTACAGTCGCAGTGACTTCAACACCTGTGCAAATTACGTTACCTGAGTATGATACGTTACCTGTTGTACCACCTGGGTAGAAGATCGCCGCGTAAGTTGTACCTACTAAGATCTCTCCTGCTTGTATACTGCCTGATGTGTCGCCTGCTGACCAAAGTA